TAATCTTTTTTCTTAGCTTTTTCTGATAAAGTGCTTTTTAAGTTTTCGCTGGCACCCGGCTTTTCAAAACTTTTGTTTATTGGGTTACTACGAGTAGCTTCTTGTTTTTTGTTTTTATCCGCCATAAAATTCTCACCACCATTCAACGTCTACACTTGTAGGCGTTTTTTGTTTAGTAAAATCATAATGAATCTTCTTTGGTTAACTTATCGCCATCTAATTTTTGTGAAATAAATTCCAAGTATTTACGCGCATTATGTGACGATAAATCTTTAGGTAACTCATAAGTGAATGGTTGATTACCACTAGTTAAAACTTCATATACTATAGTTTCTTTTTTTATTTTGCAATTAGTTATTTTCATTATAAACTTCCTTTCAAACACTGCTGAAATAGACGTCTTTTTGATTAAACTTTATATTCTACATGTATTCGTAATCCATAGTCTGATTCTTTAGTAACAATTTTCTCTTCTAAATAATCTAAAGTTTTATACTTACCACCGTTAATATATGCGTTACAAGAAACGGTGTCTTCTATATAATTGACTAACCTTGAAGCATACTCTCTAGGCACATATCCAACGTGAAATTCAGAGTATTCATTTGAAATCATAACTTTTATCGCGTTTTCATCATAAGGATTATCCGGTTCTTTTTGTAAGAATACACCAGGAATAACCTCGTAATCAGGAATTTCATACACCTTGTCTTCATAAAGCAATTCTTCTTTAAGTTCATTCCCTTTCAAATCACTATACAAGAAAAAGAAAGCGTCGTTAGTTTTCATTTTTTTGATAAGTTTCTTTAATTCTTTTCTACGACCCTCATAATTTAATCCTACGACGTCGAAAATTTCAACTTTAGTTTGTTCATCGTCATCATTAATAAGTAGATTATCATCTGGAATAATTGTTTCCCTATTCCTAGATAATTGCATATAAGTTTTTAAAATTGAGATAAATCCTGTTAAAGGAGAATTTGTTACGAAATAAAACGTTATTTTTCTATTATCGTTTAATGTTAAAGAAGCTTGGTTTTTCCAAATAGTAACAACAGTATTGTAATCTACCACGTCTGATAACGAAATTTTAAATATATAATCTTCTTCTTTCCTTATAAAACAAATTTCCTCATGTGAAATGAATATAGAACCAATTCTCCTCTTGTCTCCGTCGAATTTTATGTCACAACTGTCGCTGATTATTGGTTCAAAGTAACTGTATTGATCTGATAATATTTTTTCATCTTGCTTTCTAGGTTTCATTTTACTATCTCCTATAAAATTACTTTCCCTACTAACCTCACACTTTCATTTCTATAAAAGTGAAGGTCGCGGTATTCTTTGTTCAGTGAGACTAGAGTCAATCTATCATCTTCAACAAAAACTTTCTTAACGTAAGCTTCTTCTTCAATAATGAATATACCAATTTGGCCATTTTTTATATTATGAGTTTTCTCTACGAATATAATTTCACCGTCTTTAAACATAGGTTCCATAGAATCACCGTTTACTTTTAATGCTAAATCATGTGGTGGGATAGGTGCTTTAACCATTTCGGTAAACAATGTTTCACCGTGTAGACGTTCTCCTACACCAGCAGAGACACAACCATTGACGTTAACTGCAATTCTATCCTGTTTATATGAATTAATATCGACAATATTATCGCCTTTAGTATTCTGTTCATCTAATTGCTCGTTTGCATAGTTAAGCACATTTTTTTGTCTTGGAGGCGTGAGTTTACTGTATATGGAAGCGATGTCGTTATTTTCAATTTTTCTATTCTTAGAAATATCAAAACCCATAAGCCACGCTTCGTTAACGTTTAAAGCCTTTGCTAGTTCAAAGACTTTGTCTTGTTTCGCTTCATATTTTCCATTTAAATAATCGCTAATTGAGTTTCTGCCAATACCAGTCCTTCTTGATAGCTCTGATTGAGATATCTTCCGTTCAGACATAATTTGCTTTAATCTATCCTTAAAACTGTTCATATTTCTGAACACCTCCTAAGAATATAATACTACGTACAATGACGATTATCAATAATTTTTAACAAATGTTGTACAGAAAAATGTATTTTATGTGTTGACTTATTTAAACAAAGGTGTTTTAATTGATTTGTACAGAAAACCGAACAAGAAGGGAGGTGAGTTTATGATATACAATTTCGATTATAGTTTGCTGTACGAAAGAATGGCAGAGTATAGATATAGCCAAAGTTCTTTAGCAAACGCAATCCCTATTTCAAGGACATCTATTAATCACAAGTTGCAAGGAAAAAATTTATTCACACAATGGGAAATAAAACGAATCTGTGAATTATTAGAAATCCCACCAACAAAAGTAGGTAGATATTTTTTTGAACAAAATGTACATAAAACTGTACAAACATCTTAAAAGGAGGAACGAACAATGCAAGCATTACAAACATTTAATTTTAAAGAGCTACCAGTAAGAACAGTAGAAATTGAAAACGAACCTTATTTTGTAGGAAAAGATATTGCTGAGATTTTAGGATATGCAAGAGCAGACAATGCCATTAGAAATCATGTTGATAGCGAGGACAAGCTGACGCACCAATTTAGTGCATCAGGTCAAAACAGAAATATGATCATTATCAACGAATCAGGATTATACAGTCTAATCTTCGATGCTTCTAAACAAAGCAAAAGCGAAAAAATTAGAGAAACCGCTAGAAAATTCAAGCGCTGGGTAACATCAGATGTCCTACCAGCTATTCGCAAACACGGTATCTACGCAACAGACAATGTAATTGAACAAACATTAAAAGGTCCAGACTACATCATTACAGTGTTGACTGAGTATAAGAAAGAAAAAGAGCAAAACTTACTTTTACAACAAGAAATCGGAGAACTAAAACCCAAAGCAGACTATGTAGATGAAATCTTAAAGTCAACTGGCACATTAGCCACAACTCAAATCGCGGCAGACTACGGTATATCAGCACAAAAGTTAAACAAACTACTACACGAAGCTAGACTACAACGAAAAGTAAATAAACAGTGGGTGCTTTACTCAGAACACATGGGCAAGAGTTACACAGATTCAGACACTATAACAATTGTGCGTTCTGATGGCAGAGAAGACACAGTTTTACAAACTAGATGGACACAAAAAGGCAGATTGAAAATACATGAAATCATGACTGAATTCGGTTATGAAGCTAACGTAACTGCTTAACGGGAGGGCACAGCAAATGCAAGCTCAAAACAAAAAAGTCATCTATTACTACTATGACGAAGAAGGTAATAGACGACTATTATCAATTGGTAATTTAGATACCTATTTATTAGCAGATATCAAATCAAGATTTGGTTTATATAAAAAGGCAATCCCTGATTTAGATAATCTATACATTCAAATAGATGGTATCGAATTTAAATTATATTAAATTTTTGGAAATGCAAAGGAGCATAAACAAATGAACACGTTATACAAAATAACCCTCCTCATCACAATGGCAGTTGTGACGTGGAAGGTTTGGAAGATTGAACGAAATACGAGAAAGCCTGTAATCAATCGAAATGATTTTAGTAAAGAATCTACAGCAGAAACGATTGAGCGACACAGTGATCCTGATTCAGGAATAAAACTACTTAAGGCATTTTCTGACTTCACTAAAGAGAACCTTACCTAATTCTAAGAAGATGAAGTTTCGTTGGTACTCAAGTGATTCATGTAAAGCGGTAGAGTAAATCTTTTCACTGGAAACACCTTCATCAGCATTCTCTGTAAGTTTTTGAAGGTTCTTCTTGAAGTGTTCACTTTGACCACCGTATAGTTCATCAGCTTCATTAACAATTTTATAGTAAAGCTGTTCATATTCACTATATGACATATTATCCACCTCCTTTCACTAGGAGATAACTAAATTATACACAACACAAAAATAAAAAGGAGGAATAGATATGATAAAAAATAGTTTGCAAGCTAAAGAACTTGCGGTAATTTTATCTGTTTCAAAATCCAAAGCAGGACAAATAATAAGAGAACTGAATAAAGAGCTTGAAGATGAAGGATACATTGCGATACGAGGCAGAATACCAGTCCAATTAGCTAGGAAAAAATTCCCTTATCACGACTTATCAGACGAGAGAATAATGGAGGAGTTGAAAAAAGAAAATGAGTAACATTTATAAAAGCTATCTAGTAGCAGTATTATGCTTCATAGTCTTAGCAATTTGTTTAATGCCACTTTTGTACTTCACTACAGCATGGTCAATTGCAGGATTCGCAAGTATTGCAACTTTCATATTCTATAAAGAATACTTTTATGAAGAATAAAAAAACTGCTACTTGCGCCAACAAGTAACAGTGACAAACGATTAACAAAATTAATTCGTGTTCAATATAAAACGAAAAACGGAGGAAGTCAAGATGTATTACGAAATAGGCGAAATCATACGCAAAAATATTCATGTTAACGGATTCGATTTTAAGCTATTCATTTTAAAAGGTCATATGGGCATATCAATACAAGTTAAAGATATGAACAACGTACCAATTAAACATGCTTATGTCGTAGATGAGAATGACTTAGATATGGCATCAGAATTATTCAACCAAGCAATAGATGAATGGATTGAAGAGAACACAGACGAGCAGGACAGACTAATTAACTTAGTCATGAAATGGTAGAGGGGGATTAACTAATGGCTAATCTATATGAGCTATCAGAAGCATTTAAAGAGATGTCTAATCAAGATGAATTAGATCCAACATTACTAAAAGATACATTAGATTCTATCCAAGCAGAAATGAACGTCAAAGTAGATAACATTGTCAATTGGAGACGTGAAACTTTAGGTGACATAGATGTCATAGATAAAGAGATTAAGCGACTTCAAAATTTAAAAAAACGAAAACAAAATTTAACTGATCGATTAAGAGATTACTTAAAAGAGATGTTAGAAACACAGGAAGTAGATAGTTACCGCACAGCTACTAATCATATTTTCAAGCGCAAAAACGGGGCTAGTAAAAATATTATCGATGAAAAGCTTATTCCAAATGATTATTGGCTATCACAAGCGCCAAAACTTAATTCTAAGCAACTAATCGATGATTTGAAAGCTGGGAAAGATATTCCTGGCGTTGAATTAAAGGTAACAGAAAGTCTGGTGATTAAGTGATGAATAAATCGGAAACAGTTGTTGAAATAAATAAAGCTATGGTTGCGTTTCGTAAAGAAGTAAAACAACCGCTCAAAGATAAAAATAATCCATTTTTCAAATCAAAATACGTACCTCTTGAGAACGT